ACTCAGCGGCGCCCTGCCCGACCTGACCCGCGGGCACCAGGTGAGCAATATCGACCTGCACATCTACGGCCCCACCGCAGAGAGTCATTTGCCGGTCTATGCCCGCCTGGTGGCGATCTCGCGAGCGACGCATAACGCCGAAGTCGCCACGAGTCAGGGCGTGGCCCTGCTGCGCTTCGCCCTGATCGAGTCGCAACCGGTATACCTGGCGGACCCGGACACGGGGATGCCCTACACGTTTTTGACCATCAACGCCGCGGCGGCCGAGACGCCGATCCGCAGTTAGGAGCTGTTATGACTACCAACTATGACCCGTTCGCCATCCTCGTTGGGACGCTAGATGTGTACATTGCCCCGGCGGGCGAGACTCCCCCCGCGGTCAACACCACCCCCGCCGGCAACTGGCTGAGCCTGGGCTATACCGACGGTGACCAGGCCATCGAGCACGCCCAAACCGTAGAGTACAAACGCGTCAACGAGACCACCGGCCCACTGAAAAGCGTGCGCACGGAGGAAGATCACATCGTTACCATGACATTGGTCAACCTGACCCTCGAGACCTACGCCCGCGTGCTGGAAAATGTGGCCAACGTGGCCACCGTAACCGGCCCCCCGCACGTGCGTAACCTGCCGCTAAAGCGCGGGGCCAGCATGACGCGCTACGCGCTCCTGCTCAAAGGAACGGCCCACAGCCCGTATGGCAACTATCCGGCCCAGGTGTACGTACCCATCACCGTCATCGACGGGTCGCCAAAATTGGTGCGGACCAAATCGTTCGCATCGGGCCTCGAGGTCGAGTTCCACGCACTCGAGGACGATAGCCAGGCGACCGGCTACGAGCTGGGCTGGATGACCGCCCAGGATGCCTAAAAAAATTGCTTGCGCGCAAGCAAAAATACCGAGGAGTGCCAAATGAAACCATTTATCCCCCAGGGGCAGCCCGTAAAATCCCAACCCGCCCGGCTGACCGATGACCAGGTTACCCGCGTCATCCTGGCCTGGCGCCACCTGGCCAACAACGGCAACCTGGTGGCCCAGGCCCTGACGGCCGCCCTCAACGGCGCCGACCCTGAGCGCCAGCGCCAGATGGTGGCCAACGCCACGGCCGAGGCCTACGGCGTATTGCTCTCGGCCAACATGGCCATTGCCAGCCAGCGCCCACCCGCCCAGGTGCGGGACGATCTGGCGAAGGGACGGACGCAATGAGCCCGGCCACGCTACGCTTTCAAGACCTGGTCCCCGAGCGGGACGAGTTCGACCTGGGCGACGGGCGGAAGATTTTCTTCCGCTCCCGCGCCGAGTTCGACGCCGCCGACCTGGCCCGCTTCCGGGCCCTCGACCGGCGGCAGCGGGCGATCCGCGAGCGAATGAATGGCGAGGACGCGAGCGACGACACGGTGGTCGCGGCGGATGAGTTCGACCGTCTGCTGCGCGAGCTCATCCAGATTATCCTGCCGGACCTGACGGCCGAGGAGATGACTCGACTCCACCTGCGCCAGCTCTCCGAGATCATGACCTGGTGGAGCGAGCGACAGCACGACCCAAAATCGGCGGCGGGCGCGGAGGCCGGCACCTAGCCCGCCTGGTACGTTTTTACGGCCTCGACCCACGCGCCCTGGCGGAGATGCCGGAGTATCTCTACCGCCCCCTGGCGGATAACCTGGAGGCGATCCAGGCCGAGGAACTGCTGGCCCAGGCTGCGATTGCCAAAATCCCCCGCCTCGAGGCATCCGCCATCCGTGACCTGGAGCGGACCCTGGAGCGTGCGGCCAGGCTGCCGGCAGAGCGACCGGCGCCGGCCGAAGCCGTCGAGCATGACCCCCAAAAGGCCCGCGAGTGGCTCGAGGCGCACGGGGTTGTTTTTGGGAAACGGGAGACCTGATGGGCACCCTTGGTGTAGCTACACTCTCAACTGAGGCCGATATGTCCGGCCTGGAGCGCGATCTCCAGACCGGCGAAAAAGACACCCAGGGGTTTTTGGGAAAGATCGGCAACAGCCTCAACCAGGCGCTCTCGACGGCCCTGGGCGTGGGGCTCTATGACATTGCCAAAGGTTTGGTCACCGGGGCCTTTGACCTGGTCAAAAACGCCATCGGCAGCGTAATAGCCGAGGCGAGCGAGGCCGAGCTGGTGCAAACCCAGCTCGATGCGGTGTTACGCTCGACCGGCGGGGCAGCCGGCGTGACGGCCGCAATGGTCAACGACCTGGCGGCCAAATACCAGGGCATGACCCGGTTCTCGGATGACGCGGTGATCAGCGGCGAAAACGTCCTGCTGACGTTTACCAAAATCGGCAAAGACATTTTCCCCGAGGCCACCGGCGTGATGCTGGACATGAGTACCGCCCTCGGCCAGGACCTGAAGGCATCGGCCATCCAACTGGGGAAAGCACTCCAGGACCCGGTAGAGGGTGTAACGGCCCTTAAGCGGGTGGGGGTGAATTTTAGCGACTCGCAAATGCGCATGATCGAGCGCATGGTGGCGGCCGGCAACGTGATGGGGGCCCAGAAATTAATCCTCGAGGAGCTGAAAACCGAGTTCGGCGGCAGCGCCGAGGCTGCCGGCAATACGTTCGCCGGCAAGATGGACATTCTCAAAAACAAATTCTCCGACTTCCAGGAGACGGTCGGCGGTTACCTGCTCGATGCCGGCGGGCCGTTGCTCGACCAGGTAACGGGCCTGGCGGACGAATGGCTGCCAAAGGTCGCAGACGGGTTCGCCGCCAACGTGGTGCCGGCCATCAACAAGGCCGGGGCGGCCGTTAGCTCCCTCCTGGCCGGCGACGTAGGCGGGGCGCTGAAGACGTTGCTCCCGCCCGAGCTGCTGGACACCATGGACTCCCTCGGCCTGGGCGCCGACGATCTCCAGGCCGCTTTCGAGCGCCTGACGGCCGGCAACTGGCGCGGGGCCCTGCGCGGGCTCCTGCCCCCCGACGTTTCCGGGGCCATCATCGGCGGAGTGGACGATATCACCGCCGGAATCGGCAATTTCGGGCAAATGATCCAGGACAATCTGCCCTGGTTGCAGGAGTTCGGCGGCGATCTGCTTGGGGGTATCGTCGACGGGCTGGGCGGGCTGGGTGAGTTCGCCCAGTCCGAGGTGCTGCCGTTTTTGGGGGAGCAACTGGGCGGGCTGGGGAATTGGTTTGTCGAGAATACCCCCCTCATCCAGGCATACGCCGGCGACATCCTGGACGGTCTCCAGGGTACGTTCGGCCAGCTCTCGGACGTTATCCTGGGCGCCTGGCCGACGGCCGAGGCCATCGCAGGCATCCTGGGCGAGACGTTCGGCGGCCTGGGGACGGCGTTCCTACAGGTGGCCCAGGGCGACTGGGACGGGGCCTGGGTCACCCTCATGCAAACGGCCAATAACGTGTGGGCCGGGGTGCAGTCTGCGGCCCTGGAGTTTGCGAACTGGGTGTTGGGCTGGCTGGGCACAGATTGGGAGACGGTAAAAACGACCTGGCAGGGCAACTGGGACTCGTTTAGCCAGATCGTCTCGACCGTATGGACCAACATCACCACCAACCTCAACACCTACCTCGATAACGCCCAGGCCGCCATCGTGGCCAAGGCCGTGGCGTGGATCGAGGCAGGCAAGGCTCTGGTGCAGGGCCTGATAGACGGCATCGCGGCCAACGCCCAGGCCCTGGTGGACAAGGTTAACGAGGTTGTGCAGGGGGCCATTGACTCGGCCCTGGCTGCCCTGGGGATCAAGTCCCCGTCTAAGGTGTTTGCCGAGATCGGCATGATGGTGGGCGCCGGGATGACGCAGGGCATCCAGGCCAGCGCTGCGGGCGTGAATGACGCAGTCGCCGGCCTGGTCGACACCAACGGTCTGCTACTCCAGCTCTCCCCCGTCCTGGCCGGGGCACCCCTGGCCCCCGTCGGGACCCGTGCCGCCGGCGCCGGGGAGTCCTTGACGGTCATCATCAATCAGTACCTCGGGCGGGGCGTAAACGCGGCCGAAGTGGCAGCGGGCGCCGAGTCGGGGGTGCGCGAGGCTCAACGGGCGAGGGGTCGGTCATGAGTTACGCACTGACGCATTTCGGCGAGGTCTACCTACTCGCCCTCTACGAGGAGCGGGCCCCCGTCGGCACGGCCGACTCGGTGGTCGAGTACGTCGAGCTGGAGGACGGCGGAGCGTTCGACGGCCTGGGCTCCGCTCGAGCTGCCCGGCAGGAATACAGCTTTTCCCTCCAGGGCGAGCTGGTGGCGGACACGGCCGCAGGTTTGGACGTAGCCTACCGCGCCCTGCTGGCCTACCGGGGCAAGCGCGAGCGGCTCTACCGGCTGCGCGCCGACGGCGTTACCTGGGAGTGGACCACCGCCCGCCTGCTCAAGGTCACCGCCACCAAATCTCCTGGGGACATCCTGGTCCAACGGGTTCAGCTCCAATTCAAGGGCGGCGACCCGGCCTGGTCGGGTGGCTACCACGGCGGCTGGCTGCTCGATGACGGGCATTACCTCGACAGCGGGCTCTCGCTCGACAGCGGCGAGGAGTACGCCCTGGACGCGGCCCCCAAATCCATCACCCTGGCCAACGGCGGGGAGACCCCGGTCCATGCCGTGCAGATAGTAGTGACGGCGGCCGGCAGCGGCATCACCAACCTGGTGATCCAGCGCAAAATCGCCGGCGTGGTCCAGGAGCACCTGGTCTACTCCGGCACCATCGCCGCCGGCAAAAGTCTGGTTATCGACACGGGGGACGCGTCGGTCGCCAATGACGGCAGCGACGATTATGCCCATTTCACCCTGGGCGCCAGCCATGTGTCGGACTGGTGGCTGACGTTGGAGCCAGGCAATAACGTGATCGAGGTCACCCGCACGGGCGGCAATAACTCGAGCACGGTCAACTTCTATTACTGGGAGGCCAGCGAGTGACAACCGTATACCATACCCCCATCCCCAGCTCCCCCAAACAGCCGGCCAACGCCGCGACGTTCAACGCGCCCCTGGGCGAGCTGGACGCGGCCATCGGCCTGGCCGGCGGCGGGGCAGACGCGTCCGACGCCTACCTGCTGGACAATTTCCTGGCGGCCTATCTCCACCCATCGGCAGCGCCTACCTATGACGTTACCTATACGGACGTGGTTAAAACCGTGGCAGTCCTGTGGCCGGACGGCAGCGCCGGCGTGTATACGGCCGTTACCATCGACGCCACCTGGCTGGAGCCCACCCAGTGGACCATCACCCACGCCGACAGCGGCAAAACCCTGACGGCATCCGGCCTGGTTCGTAACGCCTCGGGGCAGATCACCACGCCCTACACCTATACCGTAACCTAAGGAGGTTATCATGTGGCCTGTGGCCTACAAAATTATCAATTTCCTGGGGATGACATCCCTAGGCCAAAAAACGGCGGCCAACAGTATCTCGACTGTAACCGCCAGCGGGCACACAGTGCCCGTGAGCGGTCCCCTCACCAATACCGAGCTGCGCGCCAGCGCGGTGCCCGTGAGTGGCGCCCTCACCGATACCGAGCTGCGCGCCAGCGCGGTGCCGGTATCCGCCGGCCAGCTCCCCGCCGCCCTGGGACAGACCAACGCCGCCGGCAGCGTGTCTGTGGTCCAGGCCTCGGACGATCCGCTGGTAGCGGCCATCGGGACCACGGCCGATGCGGCCGTCGACACGGATGCGGCCGGCACCATCAGCGCAAAGCTGAGGGGGTTGGTCAAATTATTTGTGAATCTGCTGAGCCGGTGGCCGGCCAGCCTGGGGCAGAAGGCCCTGGCCGCCAGCTTGCCGGTAGTTATGGCCAGCGACCAAACCCCCATCCCGGTGGAGGCGGCCGAAACCTGGTTCGCCTTCCGCGGTCTCCTGGCCGCGGATGATTGCGCCGACGGCGAAGATGGAGTCGGGGTGGTCAATTCCAAAGTCCAGGTTTACGCGTCGATTGGCGCCGACGATAGCCTGGCGCCCACCCTGATCGAGGATGCGGCAGACATCCAGACCTATTTCCGCGGCGCCTCGGCGAGCATGAACGGCGACCCGGTATGGGTCTATATCCCCCTGGTTGCCCTGGGGTGGCGGAATTTCTGGCTCCAGGTGCGGAACAATCTGGGGATGAACGTTGACGTGGCCATCTACGGAGCGATGACCAACCGGGGCACATTGTTCGCCGGCGGAAGTAGTCCGCTGCGCCAGGTGACCGACGGCGCCGGCATCGTGGCCCTGGGGACCGCCACGTTGGCCGATGCGGCTTCAGCCGTGTTCGGCAACGGCGGGAATACATTCCTCAACCTGAGCCAATGGCCATACCAATATATCCTGGTCAAACTCGACCCCAGCGGCGACCCCGCTTCGGGGTCCTGGTCCCTGTTCTGTTCACTGGCATCCTGACCCGCATAGGAGGCGGGCAATCATGAAGGCTATCCTGACCTATACGTTCCTCGTTATCCTGGCGTTTATCGCCGCGCCGTTCCTGGCTGCCGGCACCCATCGGGGCCCCATCGCCAGCTCGTACACCAGCGAGTGGCGCGTGGTCGCCCCTGGGGAGACGGCCACGTTCACCCACGGGCTGGGCGTGCGTCCCCTTGATGTGCACGTGTGGGGAGCGCCTGGCGCCGACAAAAATCTGCCGGCAACGGCCGAGCCGGTCGCCAACTTCCCCGGCGTTTCCTACCGCGTCGACGCCGGCCAGGTTACGGTCACCAATGCCGGCGCCGTCCCGCTCAAAATCCAGGTCTACGCCCGGCCGTAGCCATGCGTTTCTGGATCGACATCGAGACCGGATCGGGGGCTCGCGTTGGTGCGGGGCCCCTGACAACGGCGACGTTTTTTAGCAATACCGCCCGGCTCTCCCGCGCCGGGCGGATTGGATTCGACGCCCCGGCCCTGGACGCACGCGCCAGCCTGGCCACGGCCAAGCGCGTGGCCAGGTGCTGGGCCGGCGAGCTGGGGCGCGCCCCGCTGGACGTGGGCGCCGGGATCGTCGACAAGCGCGCCCTGGCTGGGAGCGGGAAGGCGCTTACCTGGCGCATCGACGGCGACGACCTGATGCGCGAGCTGACCTACACCCACGTCGGCCCGCTGGCCATCAGCGGCACGACCGGCCCGGCGGACGTTATGGCCTATGCCCCCGCCGGCTGGTCGCTCGACCTGGTGAGCGGATACGGGGCGACGATCAAAACTATCGAGCATGAGTACGAGGGGGAGACGGTGCTGGCTGCCCTGGTCCGCCTGGCCGAGCTGGCCGGCGAGCAATTCCGCCTGGGGGTGGGCCGGGAAATCGTGTGGATGCAGACCGACCAGCCCGACTCGGGCATCCGCGCCGTGCGTGGGGTAGATCCCCGCCTGGTCGAGGGTAACGATAGTGTCTGCCTTATCCGCAAACTATCCGAGGAGGTAGACACCTATAACGCCTATATCGGACGGATGTACCCGTTCGGCCGCGGGTCGGGCGACGCCCGCGTCACCCTGAACGGGGCGACGGTGGCGGCTTATCCGGGCTGGGCCATCGGCAGCGATACGCGCGGGTACTACCTTGAGCACACGGCCACCTGGGCGGCGTATGGCATCGAGGCGCCCGGATACCAGTCATTCAAAGACATCGACAACCCCCAGTCGTTGGCCGAGATTAGCTACGAGTGGATGCGGCGCCGCCTGGTGGCCGGGCGGTTCTACCGCGTCACCCTGGCCAAGTTGGCCGGCCGGTTGACGGTCGGGTCTACCCTGCGCCTGGTCTACCGCCGGCACGTTGACGGCGTGCGCCTGGTCGACATCGATGAGGACCTGGTGATCCTGGAGACCACCGACCGCATCGACTCCAACGGCCTGCGCACGGTCGAGGCCCACCTGGGCACGGTGGACCGATACCCCGACGGGGACACCGACGCACTCATGGCCGCCCTCGACGCCGGGCACGATTTTTACACCCATCCCCAGCCCCTCCCCGCCGGCGACGTGGCCGGAGACCTGGTGATCAATAGCTTGCGGGTGGGCGGGCCGGCTAACTATGCCGAGATGCAGTCGGACGGCGACCTGGTCCTCTACGGCGGTGCCGACATATCCGCCCCCGCCGGCGTACCCATCACCTCCGCCCAGCAATGGCAGATCCACACCATCACCAGCGCGGCGTCGCCCTACACGGCCACCGACTCCGACCTGACCATCATTGCCGACACCTCGGGCGGGGCGATCACCGTCAACCTGCCATCGGCCGTCACCCGGCCGAATCGGGTGTACATCATCAAGCGCGTGGGGGCCAGCCTGTTGACGATCACGGCCAGCGGGGCCCAGACCGTTGACGGGTCCAACAGCATGACGATTAATCAGAGCTACCAGGCGGCGACGATCCACAGCGACGGCGCCAACTGGCATATCGTCGGGAGAGTGTGACGTGGCCGATATTATCCGCTATGACGATCAACAGGGGGCGTACAACCTGGCGAGCGGTATTAGCGCCATGACGGTGCAGGCATACCGCGATACTGCGTTCCAGCTCGAGCACTGCCGCCACGACCAGGACGACGTGGTGGCATATTTCCGCTTCCAGATGAGCCACCGCCGGCGCCTGGGCAGCGCGTTGGCATCCTGTCATATCCATTACATTCCCTGCGGCGCCAACCCGGCCAGCCCGCAGAATGTCCGGTTCCAACTCCTGTACTCCTGGCAGGATATTGGCGGGACGTTCCCGGCCAACGCCGGGTGGACCACGGCCACCAGCGACCTAGCAATCGGGACCGCCGACCAGTACAAAGACAAGGTCAACAACCTCCTCACCGGCCTGGCAGCGCCGGCCGGCGAGGGCTACTCGAGCTGGCTGCTGATAGCGATAACGCGCCTGGGGACCGACCCGGCAGACACCTATACGCAAAGCAACCCCCACGGGGCGGCCCAGGCCAACCTGGCCATCCTGGGGGTGGACTGCCACATCCAGGTGGACAGGGATGGATCGCTGGCCGAGACCAGCGACTAGGGCGGGATATGATGGGGGATTTTTAGGGATAGGCCAAATCGGGGATCAATTTTTAGGCGCTCATTTTGCCGCTTGCAACGTCGGCCCAGGACGGCCCAGGACGTGCGCTTATTCGGCCGGGCACAGTGCGGGCCGTGTGCCAAAAAGGCCCCGCCCTGGGGCCGTAAAACCGGGCCGTACCGCGCGCACGGCTACTCCATCATCTGGTGCCCGGCCAGGCAAAAAATAATTCATAGAACAAATATAATAGTAATTGCGTTCTACGTTTGGGGGCGCGCCGGTGGGACGGGTGGGACGTGGTGTGGCAGGTTTGACGGTGCGACGTTGCCGGCCGCCGAATCGCTATCCCTTCGCCGGTGGGAATGCTTGCGCGCAAGCAAAAGCCCCGCCTGAGTGGGGCGGGGCTTGGTGGGTTATTTTGCTTTTTTGTTTACGGCCGGGGCCTGGCCGGGCTTCAGCCCTTGGCCCCGGCCTGGGCCTCCCCAGGAGTTGGCCACCTGGGGGTGGCGGGCCCGGCGCATGTAACGGGCGAAGACGCGCCGGGCCGTTTCGATATGGCATTCGCCGAGGGTGGCCAGTTCCCGGACGCAGTCCCGGAAGTCTGGCTCCCCGCCGGGGGCGGGGTTGGCCGGGTCGAGGCCGTGCCTGGCCGCAATTTCGGCGGCAAGGGCGGTGAGCTGTTGGGATCGGGCTTTGGTGTTGTTATATTCGTCCAGGCTATCGTAGTAGTCGGTAATTTTATAATTGCCGTCACCAGCGGGCTCGACGATCAACGCCAAGTATCGACCGTTGCGGTTATATCCGTCGGTGTGCCAGTGGCCAGTATAGAGGGCGGATTGGCCATCGGAGCGGACGGCCTCGAGGGTGAGTTTTTCGCACTCGCCCAGGTTGCACTCTCGCCACTCGTCCCCCAGCTCGCGCAGCGACTCAATCGTCGCGGAGATGGTGGGCTCGTCTTGGATGTATTCACCGCCCCAGGATGCCGGGGGTTCGTACAGGATTTTGGGGAAATTTGCGGCCATCAGGTTGTCCTTCTGCCGGCCATTGGCCCGACCGGCGGGGCGCTCGTTTCGGATAATATGCTAGTCTTCGGGCACTACTACGCCGAGGGCCTCGTAAAAATTCTGAGCGTTTCGGCCCCAGGGGGTATCGTAGGTCCCGGCCGCTAAAACCTTCCGCACGTGCTGCTCGTCGTGCCAGAGGTATCCCCCGTTGCGCTCGACGTCGCCGTCGTAGTCCATCCGCTCACCGTCGTTTCCGTCCCACCCGGCAGTGCTGCCGCCGTCGAGCAGGATTTGCACATCCTGCGCTGCCTGGGCGGGGTAATCATAGTGGTGACAGAAACCATCATCGGTTTGGATGGTGATGCCGCCGCCATTGTCGAAGATCACCGAGAAGAAAGTAGACATTTTGGTTTGCTCCTTTTTTGCACTCTTGTTTATCTCAACCGTTAGAGATAGTATAAATCAAGTAACTTGATTTGTCAATACCAAATCTACATCCCGGCCCCGCAAAAACAAAAACCCCGGATAAACCGGGGTAAAACGTGCCCGCCCTGAAGGGGGCAGGGCGGGCGGAGAGTGCCGGGGCATAATCAGGAGGTGCAGCCCCGCTCACGAGTATACCCCCTCCCCCTGGGCCGTCAAGGGGCCCGGCCCGGGTCCCAGGGCGCCAACAGTAGGCGGCCGACGGCATCCCGTTCGGCCCGGTCATCCTTCGGGTTGCCGGGCCGCGCCCGCATCACATACTTGGCTATCGCCGCATCCCGGATTGTCTCCTGGCTCACGCCGGCCAGGGCGCCGGCAATGGCCAGGATGGTTTGGCCGTCTGCGGGGGTAAGCAGATGGTTATAGATCGACTTCTGGACGTAGTAGTACACGTCGGCGGCTTCCAACAGCGCGCCGACCCGGTCGCGCTGTTCAACGGCTTCCGTAAGCTCCGCCTGCTCCCGGGCCAGCTTCTCGGCCGCCTTCGGGTCATCCAGCCCCGACGGAAGAAATGCCGCCAGGGCCATCAGCTCAGCGTCAAAATCCAGCCGGTGGGCGGTCATCGCAGCCCCCGCGCGGCCTGGCGGATGCCCTGAAGATCCAGGATTTCGGCGACCTCGAATTGGGGCGGGACCGACCCGGGTACCTGGCGCATCCGCAAGCATGGGGGGAAATATCCCATGCGGCCGTGCAGGTGAGCCAGGAGCGCGGCGGCGCTCGAGCTGAGCGCGGGCGGGTTGATGATGATGGGATCGCCCTGCCACTGGTCGGCGGTGAGCCCGGCCGCATTTGCCAGGGCCTCGGCCTGGGCGGCCAGGGGGGACTGCATGTCGATCTGAGACGGCACGTCGATTATACGGTCGACGGTTGGCGGGTTGGCCCGGGCATTGATTTGCTCGAGCTTGGCCAGAGTGTTGATTTGCTCGAGCTGGGCCGGGGTGAGGCGGTGGGAAAAGTTGATGACGATCATTGCTGTTTGCTCGCTTTCTTTTCGTGGTAGTACTGCTGTTTCATGCCCGCCTGGCGGCGGGCATGGTCGGTGACGTGCTCCGGGCAGCGGATAATCATGTATCCCGGCTTGCCCTCGCGGCTGGCAATCAACCAGCCCGTGGCTTTGGCATTGGCGTACTCGGCGCTCTTGCCGCATTTGCTACAAACTACAAAGGTTGTCGTGTCCATTTTGCATGTCCTTTCATTCGGTGAATTTCGCTTATTATAAGCGAAATTCACCGAATGAAAGGGAAATTTGGCGCTAGATTTGGATAAACTCGACGCCGGTCTCGGCCGGCATGTACACGGCAGCGGCCGTAATCTCGCAATCGTCCGCGCTGATCCACTCCTGGCGCATGACAAACGGGGCCAGGATATTGGGGGCGGTGACCTCGACGCGCTCAATGCTCATAACGTTAGACAGGCGCATCTGGCGCACGGCGCCGCGGGCAATGACATTCCACCAGCCGCCGGGGCCCGGGTCGGGCTGGGCGGTGAAAGCCTCGTCTGTGTAGAACGTGGGGCCGTCCCCGTCATCCTCGGAACGAGCGCCGTAGATCACCTCGTAAATCACGAACGGCTTGAACATTGCCCGCGCCCGCGCTTCCAGCTCCTCCTGAGCCCGCCTGGCGGCCTCGGCCCTGGCGGCGACCTCGGCCAGGGCCTGCTCCCGCGCGGCAATCCGCCCCAGAGCCTGCTCCCGGGCAGCGCTCCAGTTTTCGGCTTCGTCGGGATACAGAGCCACGGCCGCCAGGGCGTTCAAATTCAGATTCTCCGCACTTTGCGACTCCTCGATCAGGAGCCGCCAGCGCCGGATGTCCTGCACTCTGGCGCGCTCCGCGTTTTCGGCCAGGCTCCGGCGCTGGTCGGCAATGTGGGAGACGGTTTTATACAACATCCGGCCCAGGCTGTCAGGGTGGAAGGGCTGAAACGGCCAGGGCAGACTCTCGACCGCGATCTCGCGGTCGTCGACGTATAGCCCGATCCGGCTATCCTTTATGGCCGTGCCCTCGCCAACAGCGCAAACCCGCACACGGGCCTCGCGCCAGGGAGCGTCGAACGTCAGGCGCCACCGGCGGGCAAGCGGGGGATAGTCGATGGTAATAGCCGGTTCGGGGTGCCCCCAGGGCATGATCTCGGCCAGGAATTCCCCCAGCCAGATTTGAAGCGCCGCCGCAAATTGGCTCTTGACGGCCGCCGCGATTGCGTCGTGAGCGGCCACGGCATCCGCCGTGCGGGCAGCCTCCGCCGCGATGGCGGATGCGATCAGGGTTTCGGATAGCGGGGTCGGGTTGGTAGGTGTGTCCATAGCGTATCTCCTATAGTCAAAGGTGGTGGCCCGCCGGGTTTCCGGCCCGGCGGGCCTGGTGGGTTACTCGCCGATCAGGGCCCGGTAGGCCCTGACGGCATCGTTGCCGGCAGATTTCAATACGTCGGCCGCCCGGACCTTATCCACCCCCAGGGCCGGGACGGTCCTGGACCAGTAGCCGGTCCAATCCCGCGGGCCGGCCGGGGCAGCCTCGCCGGCATCGGTCGGGCTGGCCACGGCCACGCGCTCCGGGGTGGTGGCGGGAGCGGGCGGACGCTGGGCGGGGGCGGGGGCATCGCGCCGCGCCTTGGGGTTGAGGGAGTCGGCGGCCTTAATCTCCCGGAACGTCACCAACCTGACATAGCTGGTGTTCCCGTCAGCGTCTTTTCCCGTCGGCCGGCTAAACCAAATAGCCGGCTCGAACTTGTTTATCGGCGAGCGCCGGGTCCAAATCTGGCCGCCGAACGAGATGTGGGTGGGCCCATCGGCATCGGCGTCGACGATCTCGGCGCCGATGGTGGACCAGTCGAACGCCTGGTAGTCGCCCAGCGGCCGCACCAGGTTGGGGGCGTAGGGTGCCCCTTGCGCGCTGGCCAGCGACTCCAGAGCGCACGCGATGCGCTCCAGAACGGCCAGCAATGGATCTGTGGGTGTGGGTGTTTGGTTTGTCATGGGATCTCCTGCGCGGATGGTAAGCCAGGGCGGGGTTGCCCCCGCCCTGGGGGATGAAAACTAGGCGGTGAGCCAGAGCTGCTCCAGGATGAATTGGCGCTCACGTTCTGCCGCTTCCTGGGCCCTCTCGATGATAACGTCCTCGGCCCGTGGGGCCAGGGCCAGGACGCAGTCGATCCACTCGCCGGGGGCGATGAAAAAATACCCGCGGGCCGGATCATACCAACCCGTCGCGCTGGCCGTGGCCAGGGCCCGGCAAACCGGCGGGCAGTCCCGCCAGTCGGCCCGGCCCACTGACACAACCAGCTCCTCGTGGGCCCTGGCAGACCAGGGCCCACGATAGGCCACTACGTGGAGGAGGTCCCCGGCGTAGGGGATGGTCAGTTCGCACAGCTCCAGCCCGCCCAGGTGGCGGCGGGAGCCCAGGGTGTGGGCGATCTCGATCATGCGGGCGATCATGCCCGCATCCTGGGCCTGGCGGAGCCACTCGGCCCGCAGAGCGCGCAATTCGGGCAGGGATAATTCGGCCGGGTCAACGATAGGGCGGATAATGGTTTGGGTGGGGGTAGGGGTAGTCATTGGGATCTCCTATTTCCAGTCTTGATAAACTCCTGGGGGCAGGGGGCGGTGCCAGGTGTACGGGGCGGCGTAGACCAGGCCAGCCGCCAACATTTTGGGGTCCGTGGGTTTGGGCATACTGTCACGGTAGACCGTTTGGCGCGATCCATCGCGCCGGCAGATCACCGCCCGATACCGGCCCTGTTCGGGGAAGAATGCAACCATCATAATGTCGGTGGCCTTCGGCTCCGGCGCCGGCTGAGCGGCAGCGGCCTTGCGGGCCAGGTCGCGCTGCTGCATCTTGAAGAGAAAGTCCCCATCGGTCAGATAGCGGGCCATCACTTCACCTCCTGGGCCCGGGCTTCCATCCGGGCGGCGATCATGTGTTTGCAAACCACTTTGCGATATTTGTGATCGGGGCACGTGCAAGAGGTGGCGGTGGTGACGTAGGGGCGGGGCTCGTGGAGCTGGGCGACGCCGAGGGCACGGTTGACCCGGGCGGGGTCAAGGGCTTTGTCGCTGCGGGCTTGATTGTACTGGGTGAAGGCTTCTGACTTTGTCATCGCTCTGCGCTCCTGTCTAAACTGCTGTCCTAGATAGCCCTATTGTATATCTAGGTACGCAATTTGTCAATACCTAAATGCGCAATCGGGGCATTTAGGAGTGCAAAACGTTGACATAGATGTTGTTTGGGTGTATATTGTTTCTGGAGGTCGCAATGTCAATCAGAAACAATTTTCAGGTTTTGCTGGCCGAAAAGGCCCAGAGCGAGGGCCGGCGCATATCTCTCTTGGAGGTGGAGCAATCCACCGGGATCACGCGCTCGACGCTCGCTTCCTGGGCGACAAATCAGGTCGCCCGTTTCGATGCCCCCGTAATTGACAAATTGATGGGTTATTTTGGGAGGACGCAAATCAGCGACCTCCTGATCTACACCCCCGCCGCCGACGAGTCGCAGGATGAGATCTCGCCGTCCCTGCTCGAGCGGCGCGCCGGCGAGATGAAGGATGCCCTTCGCTCCCTCAATGCCGTACACACCGAGGAGCGCCGGCGCCTCATGGATGATTTGGTGAACGGGGAATAAGCAAAGTCTCCGTGGTCACCACGGAGACTTTGAGTAACTTGGCCATTCGGCAGAGCGACAGAGCGACCTAATAACGAGTACGCCGCACGTTACCAACCGAACAGCACAGATGGGGCCGGTGGGAATCGAACCCACAAGAGGTATCACCCTCGGAGGATTTTAAGTCCCCCGCTATTGCGGGGCCTGGGGTGGTGGGGGAATAGCAGGGGACATGGAGTCCCCCGCTATTGGTGGGTTTGATAGCATTTTTGTTCTACGATTGGCGGGTTGGTGGGGGCGAGTCGATGCAGGGAATGAGCTGAGCGCGCGGTGTGCCCAAAGGGCCCAGATGTGATTATGACACATCTGGGCCCTTTGTTTTAATCCCCCATAGGTCCGGGACCATCAAACAAACTGGTCATAGGCGGATTGCAGCCCGTCGTCATCGAACTGGGCGTAATGCTCCGCCGTGATCTGGACCGTAGAGTGGCCCATAAGTTGGCTCAACCTGGATAGGTCAAGCCCTTGCTCGATCATATAGCGGCCGAATCGGTGGCGCCACTGGTGAGGGGACCATAGGGCGCCCGGCCTGCCCTTCACCCCCGAGCGTTTCGCCAGGCTCTCGAAAACCCGGTAGAGGCCGTCTTTGCTCATGGCGTGCCAGCCGTCCTCCCCGTTGCAGCGGGCAATAAATACCGCATTGTCGGGGCATTCGGGACGGACCCGCACCCAGGCTGCCAGGGCCTCCAGGGCCTCGGCCGTCAGGTATACGTTCCGGGCTTTTTCGCCCTTCTCGACCACCTGCACCCGCCGGGCCAGGCGGGGGTTGGGGTCCTCCAGGCGGAGATCGGATAGCCGGAGAGACGCCAGCCCACCCAGCCGGCAGCCGGTCGAGGAGACAAATAGCAGGACGGCCAGATCCCGAAATGACCTGACCTCCTCGGGGGTGGCGGGGGCCTGGTCACCAGGTTGGCGGAGGCGCAAGGGAGCGGCCGCGGCCTCGATCATCGCCCGGCGGTCATCCTCGGAAATGCCCTTTTTGCCAATTTTTGGCTTTTTGGGGAGCGCCAGGCCGGCGGCGAGGTCGACATCGATAAGCTTCTTTTTTGCGGCCCACCTGAAAAATCGGCGGAGGGCCCGGCCGTAGCCGCGAAGGGTGAACGGGGAGAGCCTGCCCGTTTTTTGTGGCCTGGTCGACTCCCCGCCGTAGAGCTGCCGGCGGGTGGCCTGGGTGGCCATCCACTCCTCCAGCTCGATCTCCAGAATATCAGCCAGCGGCCGGTCGGGGCCCAGGTCGGCGGCCAGGAGGTCGAGCCGGTCCCGGTACCACCGGATCGTGTCGGCGGAGCGCTCCTGGGCCTCCAGCTCGAGGCGGACAAACGTTTCGACTGCCTGGGCCAGCGACGCCTGGCGGAGGCCGGCAGCGTGAGCGGTGGTGGTCGTCGGCTGCGGTGATGTGCTATTCGGAATCATAATTTTCCTTTCTGGATTGACGGGCGGCTGCGACGCCCGAAACCCAGCCCGGAGAATACGCCCCCTGAAGAGTCTGCGTGTTCTCCGGGATTATACCTAGTAAGGAGAGTGTAAGGTGAAAACTAAAGTCATTGCAATTAGTAACCAGAAGGGCGGGGTCGGGAAAACCACGACAGCGGTAAACGTTGCCCACAGCCTGGCGCTGCGGGGGAAGGACGTCCTCCTGGTCGACCTCGACCCACAGGGCCACGTCGCCACCAGCTTGGGGATGCCCCCCGAAAGCGGCGTTTTTGACTGGCTCATTGGCGGGCGCGACGTGCGCGAGGTAGTCCGGTACTCCGGTCGCCCCAACCTGTTCGTCATCCCCGGCGACAAACGCACGGGCACAGCCCAAACCGTTCTGGACGCCCAGCGCGCCCCGATCTCCTACATCGCCGACCGCCTGGCGGCGCTGAACGGCGGGGGGCCCGACTATATCATCCTGGACACGGGCCCAGGGGTCGGGGGCATCCAGGAGTTGGGCCTATATGCGGCCTGTTCCGTGTTGATCCCGACCGCCTGCGATTTCCTCAGCGCGGACGGGGTCGCTAAAATCCTGGAGACCCTGGCCTGGATTACCCGGGACTTCGGGTGGGGCGGGTCCCTGCTGGGCATCCTGCCCACGTTTTTCGACACCCAAACGGCTGCCACTGCTGACATTTATCACGACCTGATTTCAACCTATGCCGAGCGCGTGCTCGAGCCCGTCCGGCGTGCCACCATCCTGCGCGAGTGTTCGGCCGCCGGGGAAACGGTATGGGAGTTGGCTGCCGGGTCCCGGTCAGCGGATGAGTATAGCACCCTGGTGGATACCATCGTGGAGCGCATCTGATGCCCGCCCGGTCACGCCGCCCGCTCCCTAAACCAGAGACCCGCGGGGCCGCCAGGCAGGCCGGCGAGATGCCGAGCTGGGCCGGAGCGTCCGCCCCCACCGAGGCAGCCGATGGTGTTTTTACCCCACCGCTGGCTAAGCGCTCCAAGCGCGGCCGCCAGTGGGAGGCCCGCCAGCGCGAGGCCGGGCGCGTGGCCGCCACCTACCGGTTGCCGGTAGAGCTGCGGGGCAAAATCACCGACACGGCGCACAGCCGGTCGGTAACCGTCGATGACCTGGTCCGGGCATTGCTACAGTACGCCCTGGACCAGTACGAGTCGGGCGCGCTGGTGCTCAACCCGCGCCCGAGGGAAGGGAAGTTTACACTATGACACGCACAACCAACCAGCCGCCCCGCGACATAGAGACCGTTTACGGCCCCGGTGAGGTGCAGGGCATACTCATCGGGCGCGATGGGGAGGCTACCGGCTACCTGGTACAGTTTTACGCCGCCCAGTTGAGCGCCGCCCAGGTGCAAGCCCTGGGCATGACGGGCCCGTTTATGTTTAAGCCGGTATACGCATCCGAGATTATAGTGCCGGCCACGGAGGCCCCATGTACCGCATCGTAATTCCAATTGAGGACAACCGGGAGCAATACGAGCAAGTTGTCACGTTCGCATCGCGAGTCGCTCTGTTTGTCACCGACCAGCCCGTTGCTATCCGCCACGCGGTTCTGGTGGAGACCAGCTCCCCCAACGTGCAGGCCGTCCTGCGCGAGCTGGTGGCCAATAGCCTGCCATCGGCCGGCCTGGCCGAGCTGCCGGCCGATGCGGAAGAGCCGGTGGCGGCGCCCAGCCGGAAGCGCACAAAAAAAACCGAGCCCCAGCCCGCCGAGCCGGTCATTGAGCCGTCCGTCCCCACCTGTGCCCATTGCCGAAAACCGTTTACCCCTCGCCGGCACGACCAACGCTTTTGCAGCCCAGACTGCAAAAAGGCCTGGGTACGGTTCCAGCACTCCCGGCCCTGGCGGGTCGGCGGTGAGGCGTATGCCCCGAGCGAATTCCACGACAAACTCAAGGCCGGCACCTGGTCGGCCGGGACCGAGGTCGAGCACGCCGAGCTGGGGGCCTACGTGGTCTCCAACGTCGGCTACAAATTCACCCTGGCCCGCCCAGCCCAGGACCCCGGCGGGTTTGCCCCCGTGTCGACGGACCAGGCAGCCGCATAGGTTGAGGCCGGGTAGGGGAATGCCTGCCCGGCAAAGCGAGTCCACGATGAGCCCAAGACAAAAATACTCGCCTCACAAATTACGGGTGATAGCCTCGCCCGTGCTCCTGTATCTCATGGCCCACGTCTCCGCCAGCATATCGGAAATTGCCCGCTGGGGAGAGATGAGTCGCGAGACCGTCTCGGGGTACCTGCGCAATCTACCCCCCGAGCTGGTGACGCGCACGAAGGGGAAACGCTGGATGTTGACCGACGGCGGGATGCGCTCTCTCCTCGGTGAGCGGGCCTATCTGGTCGATGCGGTGCAGGCCAAACTCGCGGATAATCCGCGACAACTCGCGGATTATCCGCGAGTTTGCGATCTACCTACTACTGCCTGTATTAAAGACTTAATTAACTTAAAAGCAGTAGTAGTAGGCGAAAATCTCGCGGATAGTCCGCGAGATTTTGCGGACTATCCGCGAGTCGAGACGCAGATTTCGCCGGATGTGGATAACTCGGCCAAATCTGTTGAAAACCCTGTGGATAACTCGCTCCAGGAGGGTGTGTCTGTGGATAAAGTCGGGGAAAACCTGGAGACCCTGCGGGCCTTCGGGGTCGGCCGGAACAAGGCCGTCCTGGAAATCTGCGGCCGGCCGAACGTCACCCCCGACGCGATCCGGGCGCACGCTGAACGCCTGCGGGCCGAGCGGCGCCTTACCCCCGGCATGTTGATAACCGTCCTGCGCGACGACGATCCCATCGTCGCCCAGAACAAGCGGGACCACGCCAATAACGACGCCTACCAGGACTGGGAGGACGAATGACCGCCACGGGCTGGATTATCGTCATCCTGATCGTTATCGTTGTACTCCTCGCCCGCATCGAGTCCCTGCTGCGGGCCTGGTGGATCGAGTGGCGCGAGCGCTAAAATGCTTGCGCGCAAGCAAAAACGGAGAGTAGCCATGATAGTGACTATCGACATCGACAAAATCACCCCCAACCCCTGGCAGACCCGCCAGGGCGACCCGGACCCGGAGAGCGTCAAGGCTCTGGCCCTTGACATCGCCACCAATGGCCTGCTCCAGGTGCCAGTGGCGCGCCTGGTGGATGATACCGAATATCTGATCGAGTGGAGCGACGAGGATCAACTGGTAGATCGGCTGAAGCGGCCAGGAGCGCGAGTCCAGCTTGCCTTCGGCCACACCCGCCTGGCCGCCTTCCGCTGGCTCCGGTCGGTCGGCCCCAACTCTAACATCCCCGGCGACTGGTCGACAATGCCGGTCAATATCCAGGTGTTGACCGACCAGCAAATGGCCGATTACGCCTGGTCTGAAAACGAGCGCCGGCGCGACGTGGGCCCCATCGAGCGGGCCTATGCCCTCGAAAAGCGCAAGGCCAATTTTGGATGGACCCAGGACGAACTGGCCCAACACTGCGGCCTCAGCCGGCCGGCCGTGTCCAATATCCTGCGGCTGTGCAAGCTCCCCGACGAGGCCAAGGCGGCCTTGTCTGCCGGCAACCTGAGCGAGCGCGCCGCCCTGGCCATGGCCCCGCTCTACGACCTCCCCGAGGTCATCCGTAAAAAGGCGGAGCGGTACTGGGCCGAGGACTACAAGCCGAGCCAGATTGTTGCCGATGCCCGGTCCGGCCTATCCTCGGACGAAATCCGAGAGCGCATCGACGGCATTCTCCAGCGTCACGGGACTCCGCTGGAAGGAATCCGGGACTTTGGTCTGGATGACGTTTTCGAGGTCGGCGGAAAAATCGTGGCGCCAACCTGTCGGGAATGCCCGGCGCGGGCGAAACATAAAAACGTTTGCTGCGACTCGTCCTGCCTGTCTGCCAAAATTTCCGCGGCAAACGCCCGCTCCCTGGCGGCTGCCGCGGCCGCGTCCGGCATTCCGCCACTGGAATCGGACCTGAAATACTGGGACGTTACCCGCCTGGGCGACCGGACCCAGGACGGCAAAACTATAGCCCGGAGTGGCTGCCCCAACCTGCGCCTGGTCCTGGTCAATTCCCACGGGGACGCCGTCCCTACCGTGGAGGGCTACCCGCAGGCGGTGATCGTTTGCAACCGGCGCAACGGCCAATGCACGTGCGCCAGCGGGGCGGATGCATTGCGCCAGAACGAGGAAATCCGCCGGGCCGGCCTGGCCCAGCCCGGAAACGCGGCCCCCGCCCAGGGTGAAGCGGTCGATGTAACCAGCGGGGAGGATGTTGTGGGGCAAAACCCGGCAGTGATGACGGCAGCCGATTTGCAGGCTGCCGCCAAACAGGCTCGCAGGGACAAGAAGGTCTACGAACAGGCGGCAGCGGACGCGCGGGCCAGGACGATTGAGATCGTATCGTCCGGCCTGCTGGGCGGAAACGCCGGCGCCTGGCGGGCGCTGCTCGACCGCCTATCCACCAACCCCCACAACAAGCGCCCGACCGACACGGCCGAGATTGTCCGCGAAATAGCCGGCAAAATCATTGAGTCCTGGGCGGGTTGGCAGGACCCACGCCACGTGCCGGCGATTCTCAATCGGAGCCTGGCCAACGCCGGGCTGCCGCAGATGGACGGGAGTGTGCTGCCTCCCGATTCGTTACAAACCCTGGCCAGCCGGTTTTTACAGATTGTCAAGCGCCAGGTGGATAGCCTGCGCTATACGGCCCCGACCCTGAGCCAGTTGCGCGGGATACTCTCTGACCTGGAGGGCATCAAGCTGGGGGTTGAGGACGCCGACATCCCGGACGGGGGCGAAATGGCCGACTGGGCGGAGGCCATCCTGGAGCCCGACAGCGAGCTCCTCCGGTGGATCGAGCGGATAGAGGAGCTGGTTGAGATCGTGATGAATGACGGCTGGGCGGAGGCTGCCCAGGGGTTTAGTCACGTGTACTACCTGACGGCCAACGGCTTCTCCGGCCAATTATTCGCCTCGTCCCTGGCGGACGCACACTACCTTCTCCTGCGTTACGCCCTGGCCCTGGTTGCCGGCGACCAGGCCCGCATCATCGCGGCGGAAATCGACCGCCGGGAAGGGGTGCCACAATGAGCGGCAGAGTAGAGCCTGGAACAGTTATGGTAGAGCCTGGAACAGTTATGGTCCTGAAATCCCCGTGCAGGCACCTGGCGCGGGGCGAGAGGGTGGCGGTGGTCGATAGCCGGCGTGCCACCGGCTGGCCCTACCACCTGTGCCGGTCCACCGATCGGAATATCGAGGAGTGGGTTCCCGCCCAGCTCCTGGCGCTGCCCATGCTGCTGGAGATTGGAGTAGAAAAAAATGCCGAGGACGAAATCAACACAGACCAATCAGCCGGCCAGGCGGCCGGAGAAACCGCTGCCCCCACCCCCGGTGCCGGGTGAGCTGCTCTACGGCCGGACCTGGTCCGGCGAGCGCGTGGTGGTTGGGGCCCAGGGGATGGTCAGCGTCCCCATCGACCAATGGGCAGAGTACAAGGCCCGCTATGGCCTGACCACAGCAAAAATCATTCCACTGCCGGGGTCCGGTACCCTGGTGGTGGTCGAGAAAGAGAGTGCCGAATAATGAATAAAATCTTAGGGATTTGCGCCGCCCTGGTCCTGGTTGCCCTGGCCATTGGCCAGTGCACGAACAACGCGGCGGACATCGAACAGGCCCGCGCCGCCGTCGAGCTGGCCCGCGCTGCCGGCAAGTCGGCCGAGGCCGCCAACACGGCTGCAGGCGGCCTGGCCCTGGTTGCCGGCGGGCAGACGGCCATCCTCCTGCTGCTGGTTACCGGCCTGGTGGCCACCTGGCTGGGTATCGGGTACGTGGTCCTGCGCCGGGCCACTCGCCCTCACCAACAGCCTGGTGGGCGCCAGCTCCCGGCCCTTCCCCAACGCCACGGCCAGGGCCCGGCCATTGATCCGGGACAACTCGTGCAGGTGATGCTGATGCAAACCCTGCTCGATATGTCCGACCGTCGCCGGCAGCGGGACGCGTCCTGGGCCCCGATGGTTGCCCCGCTCGAGCTGGGGGACGGCGGGGATGATGAGGGGGAGCTGTGGTAGGCCGGCGCGCCGGGCTCCTGGTCCTGGCTGCCCTGGTCCTGGCTGCCCTGGCCTGCTCTGATCTGCCGGTCGAGGGGGGCGAGACGCAGGCCGGCGTAAGCGCCGCCTTGGTCACCCCCTCGGGAACGCCGCCGGCCGTCACCCGCCTGGCCCAAACGCAGGAGGCGCTCCAGGCCGAGGCCGGGGCTACCGCCACTATCGTTGCGGCCTACGTCACCAGCCAGGCCGGGACCGCCCAGGCGGCCAGCCTGGCCGGGCTCCAGGCCGAGGGCACCCTTCAGGCGGCCCAGGTGCAGGCCGAGCAATGGCGGGCGACCCAAACCGCCATCGTCTACGGCATGACGGCCACCGTCGACGCCGCCAACGCGCTCTCGACGGCTCAGGCCCAGGGCGCCACGGCCACAGCCGCCAACGTCCAGCGCGAGCGCGAGTGGCTGGTGGCAGGCTGGACGGCCACGGCCGACTCGGTGCGAGCTGCCCAGGGCGCCACGGCCACCCAACGCGCCGACGATATGCAGGCCACCCAGGCGGCCGGCATGGTGCAGGCTACAGCTACGGCCAACGCCCTGGCGGCGGCCGGCCTGGCCACCCAGGCGGCAGTGGACGCCACTGCCGGCGCTCGTTACCTGGACGCACAGTCTACGGCCGTTGCGGCCCAGGCCCAATCTGCCGAGCTGGCCGCAGAACGCCAGCGGATGGTCAACGTCCTGGTTGCCTGGCTGCCCTACGCCCTCGGGGCGGCCGTGGTGGTGGTCCTGGCCTACGCCCTGGTCCGCATGGCGCAAATCTATGCGCTGCGCCAGCGCGTGATCACCGACCACGCCGGCGATCCGGTGTGGGTCCTGGACGAGCGCGGCAATAAGCTGCGCGCCATGCTCCCCGACCGGGCCCTGGGCGGGGGTATGCTCTCCGGCGAGCGCGGGCTGGAAACCCCCAGCCTGGCGGCCGAGCTGTGGGCCCTGTGGGATCGCCTGGCCGAGCGTGGCCAGGTGGTGCAGGCGATCAAGGCCCAGGTGGGCAGGAGTGGCCAGCCAAGGCGCCGCTTCGGCGGCCAGCTCCCCCCGCCGGCACAGCAGGCCGGCTTGCAGGTGGTGGCGCCCGACCGGGTAAAAAACTGGATGGGCGACGTGATGCAATCCATCCAGGGCGACGTGGTCGAGGCCGAGTATCAGGAGGCAAATTATGAGTAACCCCCCGATTCTTTCAAAGGCCGGGCTCCGCCGTGCGGAGAGTGCCCGCGCCACCATCCCCCAGGTATTGGCAGCGCGGGGCATCGACGCCGGTGTATTTTCAGCCTGGCTGGCCACGCAGTACGCCGGGCTGGAGATCCTGTTTGCCGTGCTCGACGTGGAGCGCATCGGCAAATTGGAGAGCTATACTAACCCGGCGTTAGTGCACCAAATATCGACGGCCCTGGGCGGGCTGCCGGTGTACGTCAGCAATTCGTCCGGCCTGCGCTATGCGGTCCTGCTCAACAAACGCCCGGCGCTGCCTCGCCGGGTCGACCTGCCCTCCGCCGATCCGGGGACCGCTCTCCTCGGGGTACGTTGCACAGGTGCCCCCGCTGCGCTGCCCTGGGGTCGCCTGGGGCACCTGGTGGTCGCCGGGATGACCGGCAGCGGGAAAAGCGCCTTCCTGCGCTGCCTGGTCTACCAGGCGATCCGGGACGGCCAGCGGCTGTTGCTGGGCGACGTAAACCGGACAACCTTCAGCCCGCTCTCGGACCACCCCGCGCTCCTGCTGCCCCTGGCGGGCGACGTGCAGGCGGTGGTGGCCCTGGTCGAGCGGGCCCTGGGCGAGTGCGAGGCCCGGGCCGTTTTGTACGAGCGGATGAGGGGGTACCCCGAGAGCCTGGAGGAGTACAACGCCCTGGCCCCGAAATCCGGCGCTGACGTGCTCCCCCGCGTGCTGGTCATTGTCGACGAGGCCAGCGAGGTGTTGGCGGCCACGGGTGGGTCCAAGGGCGCCCTCGGCCAGGCCCTGGCCCGGCTAACCTGGGTGGGTCGCAAATTTGGGGTGACTGTGGTGTTTGCGACCCAGGAGTTTACCCGCGACCTGGTGGGGGCGGCGCGCGGGCAGGCGGCGGCCATCTGTTTTCGGCTGACGCCCGAGTCGGCCCAAATGGCAGCCCGCATCGGCTGCCGTGGGGCCGAAAAAATTCCCGAGGGGCGGCCGGGCCTGGCCATCACCAACCGGTGGGGGCCCATCCAGGCGTACTTCCTGGACAAGGCCCTCCTGGGCGGGGGCGACGCAGGCCCGCTGAAGGCGGCCCTCCCCGATGACCAGCGGGCCCTGGTTGAGCGGGCCCTGGGGGAGACGGGCGGAGAGATGAGTATCCGCCAGTTGATGGGCTGGGGCATGTCCGAGCGCACGGCCCGGACGTTACTGGACGCCTGGGAGCGGCGCGGCTGGGTTGTCCGCGGCCAAAACCGGGCGAGAGTCATTAGCCAGGCGCTGCGCGAGCTGGTGACGGCGCCGGCGATGGGAGATTGAGACGTGGGCCGAACAATAAAAATTATTGTCAGGAAGGCGTATCCACCGGCTCTTCGCAGGGCTTGCGGGCGCGTTGTCAAGAGAACCAAAACGGGCGTATTCATCCGCCACGTTAAAGGGGTCGGGGGCGATCTATGCCCGGGATCGGGGACGCAAGCCTGTAGCGAGCGAGAGAGGAGAGCGAACGATGAGAAGTGAACTATATTGCGACGGCGGGGTGATTGGCAAAAACCCATCCCCCGTCGCCGGGACCTGGGCATACCGCCACATCCAGGCGGATGCCGAAACCCGGCAATTTGTGGTCGTCCGGCAGTACGCCGGCATCGTCCAGCCCCGCGAGGCCAGGATGGAGACAATCAGCAATAACCTGACGGAGCTGTTAGCCCTCCTCAGGGGATTGCAAACCCTGCCGGCCGACTGGCAGGGTACCATCTACAGCGACTCTCAGGTTACCCTGGGGCGCGTGTTCGAGGGCTGGAAATGGACCCGCATCCCTGGCTGGATGCACCAAATCTACCAGGAGCAACGCGCCAGGCTGGAGAGCTGGAATATGCTACAATGGTGCCTGCTCGACGGCCACCCGACCAAGGCCGAGCTGGCCGAGGGGATGGGCCACCGGGGACACCCGGTGAGCGTCCATAACGTGTGGTGTGACTGGGCTTGCGGCGAGGTGGGGCGCCGCTTCCAGGCGCGCGACGACCTGATCTCGTGGAATCGCCGGCAGGCTGCGGCGGTGGGAGCGTAGGCCATGAGCGATATCACAAAATTCGAGGTCTGGGCCGTCAAAGGTAATTTCCGTGCGGGTGACGAGGTACTCAATTTCGACACCTGCCAATGGGACACCATCGGCCCGGAGATGGTGGGCAAACCCATCGAAGGCATCGTGCGCCGGCCGAAAACCTGCAACGTCTGCGGGGCCCGGATCGGGCACGAGATGCACGTAGACGACGACGGGCTCCAATACTGCGGGCAGCACTGCCCGGAGTGCCACCCCAAACAATAGACAACCCCCAGGGGGCGGGAGCCGCCCCGCCCCCTCACTAACTTTATCGCCGCGAACAACGTATGGATTACAAAATTTATAATGCCGATGCTATGGACTTTCTACGCTCCCTCGATGACGAGAGCGTGGATGCTATTCTGACCGACCCGCCCTACTCATCCGGCGGGGCTTTCCGTGGAGACCGCGTGGCATCCACGGGGACAAAGTACATCAACACCGGCACAAAGTTGCGCCGGGCGGACTTCCAGGGGGATAACCGGGACCAGCGGGCCTATCTGTACTGGTGTGCGCTCTGGCTGGGCGAGTGCCTGCGGGTCTCCCGGATCGGGGCCCCTATTTGCCTATTTACGGACTGGCGCCAGATAGCGGTGACCATAGACGCACTCCAGATCGGCGGGTTTATCTGGAGGGGCATCGTCCCCTGGAACAAAACCGAGGCCGCCCGCCCGGTGTATGGCCGCTACCGGGCCCAGTGCGAGTACGTGATTTGGGGCAGCAACGGCCCCATGCCCCTCAATAACGGACGGCCGCCCCTGCCTGGTTTTTATCAGTACGTGGTGCGCCAGGCGGACAAACACCACATAGCCGGCAAACCCACCCGGCTTATGGCCGACCTCCTGGAGATCACCAACCCCGGCGAGATCGTGCTCGATCCGTTTATGGGGTCGGGAACAACCGGCGTGGCCTGCGTCCAGACCGGGCGCCGGTTCATCGGCTGCGAACGGGCCGGCGAGTATTACCGCGTGGCCGAGCGGCGCCTGGCCGAGGCGTCCGAGGCCGTAGCCCTGGGGCGTGCCCATGCCGCTTAACCTGGACGATGAGATGAGCGCCGAAACGCAGGCCATGCTGGCGCAACTGCTGCGCGACGTGAAGGCCACGCGTTTTGGCTCCATCGTCCTGGTGGTGGAGGGGGGCAAACTCAAACACATCCAGGTTGTGTACAGTTACGACACCCCCGACCAGCGCAACCCCCAGGCCGTCAGCCCGGCCAAGCCGGTGCTCTCCAGCCGGCGTGAGGCTACCCCATGATGACGCGCGCGCCCCATGATGACGCGCGCGCCCATCGGGCCTGCGGCGCCAAAACCCGGAGCGGCGAGCCCTGCAAACGTGCCCCCATGCCCAACGGTCGGTGCGCCTTGCACGGTGGCAAGAGCCTGGCCGGCTGGGCCCATCCCAACGCCCGCACGGGTCGGTATATCAAATCCATGCCGGCCCGCCTGGATGAGCGCTACCGCGCCTCGCTCGATGACCCCGAGCTGCTGGCCCTGCGCGAGGAGATAGCCCTGGTCGATGCCCGTATCCACGACCTCCTGGCACGGGTCGAAACAGGCGAGAGCGGGGCCTTGTGGCGCGCACTCAAAAAGGAACTGGACCAGCTCGACACCGACCCGGACGTGCCGGCCCTGGCAAAACTACAGACCGTCCAGGCCATGATTGCCCAGGGTGTGGCGGATTACGACGCCTGGGCCGAGGTCGACCGGTGGGTCGAGCGGCGCCGGCGCCTGGCCGAGAGCGAGCGAAAACGCCTGGTCGAGGCCCAGCAAATCATCACCACCGAGCAAGCGATGGCGCTACTCGGTGCTGTGGTGGAGGTGATCCATGAGCATGTCCACGACCGAGCGACCCTGGCTGCAATCAGCCAGGACGTTAGGCGCCTCATGGCTCGAGACTCTAGCTGACGAGCTGGAGCCACCCGACCCTGGGGGCGAGTACGCGCTCTACCAGGGCGACCCGGTCGGATTTGCGCGGGAGATCCTGGGCTCCAGCCCCACCGCAGAGCAAGTCCGGATACTCGAGAGCGTGCGTGATCACCGGATAACTGTGGTCATGTCGGCCAATGGTGTGGGCAAAACCTACATCGGCGCCGACTGTGCCCTATGGTTTGCTAAATCGTTCCCGTCATCCCACGTTCAACTGGCGGCGGCGCCCCCGCTCGAAAACCTGGAGAAATTGCTATGGGGGGAAATATCTACCCGTTTCCGCGACCACCCCGAGCTGTTGCCGCCGAAGCGCACGCGTGAGCAACGCGTGGCGGGGCTCCTGGTGCAGTGGGAGTACGAGCATTGGATCAGGGGCCGAGCTATCCCTCAGAGCGCGCGCCCCGAGGCCCGGGAGGCCAGGTTCAGCGGCGTGCATGGGCCGCACCAGCTTTTTATTTTCGACGAAGGGGACGCGATCCCGCCCGAGGTCTACCGCGGGGCAGACGGTTGTATGAGCGGCGAGCACGAGCGGATGCTCGTACTGTTCAACCCACGCCACCCCGCCGGGTACGTCTGGAATCTGATCCGCTCTGGCCAGGCCCACGTGGTCAGCCTGTCGGCGTTCGAGCATCCCAACGTGGTCACCGGCGAGATCGTCATACCCGGCGCCATCAGCCGGGAGCGCACGGTCGAGCGCATCCTGGAATGGTCGCGCCCGCTGATCCAGGGAGAGACGGCCGACCTCGAGGACGAGAGCCTGTTCGCGGTCCCGGATTATCTGGGCGGCTGCACGATCCGCCGTCCCGATGGGTACGAGTATCCTCCCCTGGTGGGCGGCCAGGTGCGGAGGATCACGCACCCCGAGCTGGCCTACATGACTCTCGGGCGCTACCCCACGGCCCTGGCCAATGCCCTGATCGACAAATCGTGGCTCAATGCGGCCCGGGCGCGCTGGTTGCTGCGCCGGGAGATGATGGGGGACCAGCCCCCAGAGGGGATCAAACCCCGCACTGGGCAGGACGTGGCCGAAATGGGCGACGACCTGAACGTTATCGTCGACCGGTACGCCGGCTGGGTGGCGCCGATCCAGACCTGGGCCAAGGTCGACACCGGCGAGAGTGCGCGCTTGGGCGCTGACCATGCCCGCCGGGTGGGCAACGAGTTTCATTTCGTGGACGCGAACGGCATCGGGGCGGGGGTGGTGCCGGAGATGCGCCGGCGAGGCATCCGCCAGGCAGTGGCGGTGAAGGGCTCCAGGGCTCCCACCCGCCAGCCCGAGGACGCCGGCGGGGAGTACAAAATATACCGGGACCAGCTCCTGTGGTCGGTGCGCGAGTGGCTGCGCCTCGACCCTACCGCCATGCTCCCGGACGACGACCAGCTCGAGGACGATCTACTCGCCCTCACCTACACCACCATCGGCGGCCAGCTCCGCGTGCTGGCCAAAGAGGAAGTCAAAAAAATCTTGCAACGCTCCCCGGACAAAGGGGACGCTTTGGCGCTGACGTTTGCCGAGCCGGAGATCGATACCAGTGCCATGCCCATGCCCGCGGCGCCGGTGCGCGGGGCCCGGCGACAAGGCGACCCGGCGGGCGGGACTGCCCGACCGGCCAAAGAAAAACAAAAGCCGGGTGGGGGCCGGCGTAATGGCGGCGGATTGAGCGGGAGAATACCATGAGTGAAGACTATGTTGTCACCCTGCGGTGGTACGTGCGGACGCTGCAAACCCTGGGGTATATGCTCGACTGGTTGCCGGACCTACGCGTGCGCACGCAGGAGTTTCCGGCGACTCGGTTCGACCAACCAATCACCCGGCGAAAGATGACCCGCCGGGATGCTATGAATATCGCCTGGGAGAAACGTCTCGAGGATACGGCGCGCAAAAATTAGAATTGCTTGCGCGCAAGCAATTGGGGGCCTATTGAAAATGAAAACCATTTGCAATTCCGCTAAAACGGGGGTATTATAGAACAAACAAGCGAGCAACCCAGAGCGGCAACCCGCCGGGCCTCGCCGGAATACTAGCTCAGGCTAGTCTCCAGAGTGGCAACCCACCAGGGGACGGTCTCTCCAGACCGTCCCCTGGTTTTATTTTTAGGAGGTCCCCATGAAGCGCAAGTTCTCCCGCATCGCTATTCTCGCCCTGGCCCTGATCGTCATGGCCATCATCACCCCGGCCCGTGCCCTGGCTGCGCCTGCCCACCAGGCCGTCGACCCGGTGGTCGGCGTATTTCAGGACCTGACCATCAACGGGCTCTCTTTCCTGGTCCTGGTGGTGGGCATCGTCCAGGCATCCAGAAAGCTGGGCGTGTCCGGGCGGTGGCTGACGGCCCTTGCCCTGGTCCTGGGGGTGGCTCTGGCCACCGGCTACCAGGTGGCCCAGGTGGCGCCGGCGTTTAAGCTGTGGTTCGATATTTTTGTTTATGGCCTGGGGGGCGGCGTGGCGGCCGCAGGGTATTACGACCTGTACAATGAGCGCTTCCCCAAGGTCAGGCCGGGCAGCGATGAGGACCAGGTCCGCTAATGCCACCCAATAGCCTGGCGGGGCTACAGCCCCAGATTGATGCTATCGCCCAGGGGGTGGTCGAGATCAAAACGATGATGCGAGATTTTGACGAGCGCGTCCGCACGCTGGAGCAACGCGAGGCCGGGTGTCAGCCAATCATCAACAGCCGCCTCGATGCCGCCTGGCGCAAACTGGACAATCAGGAAACCGAGATAGCCAGGCTGCGCGAGCTGATCCAGGCTCAGTCGACCACCATCGGCCAGATACAAACCGTGCTCAAATGGTTGGCCGGGATTGGCACGGCGGCAATAACAGCGGGCTCTATCTACCTGCTGGCCAGGATTTTTATAACTGCCCTGGGACTATGAGCGACCTGACCATCATCCGCTGGGACCCGATCACACAGAGCTGGCTCGAGCAACACGTGGCCACCGAGCCGGGCGCCATGATCGTGCTGCCTGGCGCCCCCGTCGAGCGCCGCATTGTCCGCATCAGGACCAGGAAAGCCTGCAATATTCGTAACGCCCCCAGCCTGGCCCCGATCACCGACGTGGGGGACCTGGCGGCCGGCAAAATCCTGGTCGGTGAGGCGGACGGGGATTTTTACACCGTGACTCTGTACGTCCACCGGTCGACGGTCGAGGAGCTTGGCAATGCCTAAGGCCCCTGCCGGTCTTACCGGGCTGATTTCCGAGCGTCCCACCATTGCGGCTGGGCTGCGCGCGAACGACTTCTCCCTCACCCGGACCCTGGGAAACCAGAGCCGGATGCGCAACCTGTTGGACATGGTCCGGCAGATCCGTGACTTCAACGCCGACGCCAGCCAGGCTATCAGCAATATCCTGCGCCTGGCCAATAGCGGATGGGACATAACGGTCGCCGACCGCAACGGCAAACCCGACGAGGAGGGCCGGCAGATGGTGGACGCGCTGGTGCAGCGCGTGGCCACCGAGTACGGCGGGGGCATCGACGTGCTGATCGATCAAATCCACTTGACGGTCGCCACTCAAGGCGCCATTGGAATGGAGATCGAACTAACCCAGGACCTGTCCGACGTGGCCGATTTTGTCACCGTCAACCCCTGGGTTGTGGATTTCCAGCGCGACCCGGCCGGCCGTTGGATACCTGGTATCCAACACCTGGGAGTCTTTACCCCCCTCCACCCCCTGCAATTTCGGTACATCCCCCTCGACCCGGAGCCGGACGACCCGCGCGGCCGGTCCCCATTCTGGGCGGCGCTGGATGTTGTGTTTTTTCAAATGGAGGTCCTGCGGGACCTGAAAGCCGCCACGCATTTTGCGGGGTATCCGCGCATAGACATCAGCGTGGCCTGGGAGGCCGTGCTGAAAGTTATCCAGGAGACCCGCCCGGACATGCTCGAGCCTGGCCGAGCCGAGGATCTGCGGGCCTGGCTGGACGAGTACCTCGGCGACATCACCGAGGCAATCAACGACCTGAAACCCGACGATGCCTTCGTCCATTACGACTCGGTAACGTCCACCTACGTCGTGCCCCGGGGCTCTACGATCAACATAGCCGAGCTAATCAAAACGATCGACACCCAGATCGTGAGCGGGCTCAAACAGCTCCCGATCCTCCTGGGCCGCAACGAGGGAGCGACCACCACGCACGCCACGGTGCAGTGGCAGGTATATGTGCGCGAGCTGGCTGCCTTCCAGCGTGTCAGCGCAAACCTCCTGGGCTGGGCCCTGACGTTTGCCCTGCGCGTGTGGGGGCGGCAGAGCGTGGCCACGCTGGAGTATTCGCCCCTGCGGACCAGCGAGCGCCAGAGCGACGCCCAGGCCATGCTCATCGAGAGCCAGGCATACGCGCTCCAGACGCAGTCCGGGTGGATTTCGGACGATGAGGCCGCCCAGGCCGTAGCCGGGCACGATGCAGTCGGCGATCCCCAGGCGCCAGCGGCGGATGCCGGCAACCAGGCCGGCCGAATACTACCCACGGCCACGCGTGCGGCCGTGGAGGATATACGAAACCTGCCCTGGCGCCAACAGGAGCGTTACCGAGCGGTCGAGACCGCTGCCTGGCAAACCTACCGCGCCCAAATCCGCCAGGCGTGGAGCAAGCTGGACGAGTTGATTCGAGACGAGGAACAACCGGGGCGGGCGACCGTACCCGATAAACGCTGATAGACCGCGTCCGCCGGTCGGCGGAGCGAGGAGGAGAACATGGCAAAAACGAATCTTGACGAGCTGGTGCTCGCCACCCCGCTGGCCGCGGCGAACATGGCTGCGGCCACGACCACCGCCCAGGGCGCGGTCGAGCTGGCTACGGACGCGGAGACACAGACCGGGACCGACACAGCCCGCGCGGTTACCCCCGCCAACCTGGCAGCCTGTACGGCTACCGAGACCCGGAAGGGTGTTGTGGAGTTGGCCACCGATGCGGAGGCCAAGGCGGGATCGGACACGGCCCGCGCCATCACCCCCGCCTTGCTGGCTGCCGTGTTGCTGAATTGCAAGCTGATCTCGTTTGACGGTCTAAACGGCGCCGGAGCCTGCACGGCTACCGGGGCGGCGGTTGGGGACCGCGTGGTGGGCGTGGTCGGGTTGAGCGGCGCCCTGGGCGCTGCCGACGCCTCCTTCGAGGCGACCATTACGGTTGTCAATCAGATCCAACAGACGGCCCTGGGAGACCTGAGCCTTAACGATTACCTGGTGATCCTGCTGCCGATCGCGTAGGAGGTGGGCATGGCCGAAGAGTACATTGAGAAAACCGAATTTACCGGGGCTGCGGCCGTCGCTGCATCTGTGCCCGCCACCGGGCGCCGGCGTGTCGTGAGCGTATCCGCCAAACTCAGCGCCGCTCCCGTATCCGCGGCGTCGCTGACAATCACACTCAACGCCGGAGCGGGGGCCACCTACGACATCCTCTTGAAAACTGTTGCTATGGTGGGGGTTACCTCGCTGCTCTGGCAACCAGATGCCGACCTGTTCATGGAGGGCGGAGACGCTCTCGACATTGCCTACACCAACCCGGACGGCCGGACTTACGGCATCCAGGTTACGCTGGAGGTAGTCTAATATGCCCACCACTGTTAACGGCGTGGAGTACAAAGACGCCTTCGTCAGTCTGGACGCCTACGGCACGACGAAGAGCGGCATCCGTGCCGCCATCGCCGACGCCATCGCCACCGGTCGAGAACTGTACATCCCCGCGGGTACCTGGCAATACGATGCCGACACCGTGGCCGAGGCTATCCTGCCGGTATCCGGCGACCTGACGATCCGCGGCGCCGGCAGCGCGTTGACCACGCTCAAACTTGGACCCGACACGGTGGTCAGGAGTTTTTATGGCATCCAGGCTACCGGCCGACTGACTATATCGGGCATCACGATTGACGGGCCGAACGATGCCGGGCCAATCGTGGCCGGAAACCACAGCTACTATACGCGGGGGGTTCAATGTACGGCCGGGGCCGGCGACCTGCTCATGGATGACGTGATAGTCACCGGCAAATACCTGGTGGCCATCGATCACCAGAAAGCCCCGGCTGCCGGGGCCCTGGTACGCCTCACCAATTGCGGCGTTGGAGCGGAGAGCGTTGCCGTGCTGATCGAAAACGAGGATGGGCACTACCTCGAGTTTCGGTCGACGGGATCTCTGTATCACGACACCGGCTTCGCCGACGGCGGGACCAACCACGGGGACGTGTTGTACATCGACCCTAACGTTTCCGTGGCAATTGATAGCTGCGCGTTTTATAAAAACGCCTGCCGCTATAACGTCCACCTGTTCCGCACGGTGGAAAACGCCGGGGATACCCGGTTTTGCACGATCTCAAATACCTCGTTCTACCTGTGCCAGAGCTCCCTGATTCTCACCAACCGCTGGGTCACCACCCAGATCGCGAACTGTGCGCTCAGCATCGACCCGGCCTATGCCACTGCCGTGGCGGCCGTGGTGTACCGCAATTCGGTAACCCTGACCGGCTGCACATTCTCCGGTCCTGCGACGGCCGACGGGGTGCAACTGTACTCTGTCGTGGCCGCGGGCGCGGTGGTGAACATCAACGGCACCACGTTCTCGGGGCTTCAGAACCAAGTGAAACCTGGCGCTCAAGCCGTGAACATTGCCGGGTGTACGTTTTCGGCATTCGGCACCTACGGCATTTTCAATAATGCCGTAAGTGGAACTGTCGTCAACCTGTCGGGCAGTACGTTTTTACAAACCGGCGGCAGCGGCGCCGTCTCCCTGGGCGGGGCCAATACCGTGGCGGACATCAGCCGGTGTGGGTTTGAGGGGGATTACACGGCGGTAAAGTTTGGGTCCGCGCTCAAATCGGCCGACGTGTCGTTTTGCCGGTTCGCCCAGACGACCGTGGTTCCCATCACGAGCGCGTCCCCGGCCCTCACGGTAACCGGCGTAGGCAACAAATTTGCCGCCTACGCCCCGGACTGCACCAACGCACAGTCGTTCTCGTTGTGCCAGGGCCTGGGCTCCGCGGTGGCCAGCGCGGCCACGACGCAGATCGACGCCAGCCACGATACGTTCCACGTGACCGGGGTCGAGACGATCAACACGCTACGAATCTCGAGCGGGTATCAAAAAGCGTTTAGTACCCGCGTCTTCCTGATTGCTGACGGCGCTTTTTCGCTGAGCGCCGCCGGCAACATCGTTCCCAATTCCGTGGCCGCCCGGAGCGTTGGCGAGGCTATAGCCCTCGTTTATGACCCGGTCGCGGGCAAATGGTACGAAACGGGCTGGTAACCCTATGCGAGACTGGCGCGACCTCCTCGACGAAATGACCCCCACCCAGCGGCGCGTATTCGCGGCCGGCCGGGTGACTACCGGCCAGGAACGCGACTGGGCCGACATGCTGGGTGAGCAAAATCTCCAGACCGTCGAGTCGCATCTGGGCGAGCTGGTCGGCCAGGCTGGCTGCCGTAGCAGTGAGCCGACGCCGGGCGAGCGCGTGCAAAAATCCATCCACCAGGCGGCGGTGACTTCGGCCGGCCAGATAGCCGACTCGTTCAATAACCGCCTGGCCCGCCAAATCCTGGACATCGGCGATGAGACGCCCACGGCCAACTACCGGACCTACCGGAGCCGGCTGTTCGGCGACACCCCAAATTCGATTTACCCTGGCCTCGCCAACTGGGCGAGCCAGGACGGCGAGCAACACATGGCGCTGATCTCGACCACCGAAACATCCAGCGCAATCAACGCCATCACGGAGCTGTTTTTTAAACGCAACCCCGACCTGGACGGCCCGGCGAAGCTAGCGCCCGATGCGGCCCAGTGCGAGATTTGCCAGGCCGGAGTCGCCGGCAACCCGTACCCGTCCATGCGGGCGGTATACCAGGCGGGCGACTGGCCGGCACACCCCGGTTGCGTGCATTACCCCGAGAGCATCGCGCGCGTCATGGCCGACGATTGCTCACAGGTATGGAAAGGCGAGGATTGGTAGCTATGGCAGACGAGATCATTCTGGAGACCAGGCGGGCGACCATCAGCCCGTCGGCCGGCCTGACCGACGACGCGGCGCAAAAACTGCTGCGGATCATCAACACCAAACACGCCCGGACCCCGCTGAGCCTGGATCAACTGTATATTTTCCCGGGCACCTTGTCTACCCAGGCCATCGACTACTACGGCACCCGCATGGCGCCGTCCTCGCTCAAGCGCTACCTCGACGACGTGCGCGCGGGCATCGCCCTCATGAACAGCCACCGGACAGGCGGATGGAGTGGGGATAACGCCGAATTGCCCGTGGGCCGGATTTTCGAGGGGGTCATCGAAGGCGATGCCATCAAACCGAAGCGCGGCCAGGCGTTCGACGATGCCCCCGGCGCCAGCCTGGGAACCTGGAACTACATGCTGCGGGGCATCCGGGTCACCGACGTGGCCAACGACGACCTGATCGCCGCCATCGACGGCGGGACGATCAAAGACATGAGCATTTCGTTCACCATTCACCCCGACGGGCAATATATCTGCTCTGTCTGCGGCCGCGACTACCTCAACCGGGGCTGGAGCGGGGACGAGAGCGAGCGCTGCACCCACCTGGCGTTTATGGACTACGACGGCCAGCGCGCCTTCGTGTGGGTCGAGGACGGCCGGGCCCTGGAGGGCAGCCTGGTCTACGCCGGCGCCACGCCTGGCGCCATGATCCGCAAGGCCGAAGAGCTGGCCCCGACCCTGGACCGCCTGGCCCTGGGCTGGCTCGAGGAGCACTACCAACGGAGACTCCTGGGAGAGCGGACTCTCCCGGTTTCAAAACCTGCCGGCACGCCTGCCGGCGCCACCCATCGAGGAAAGGAGGCAACCCCCATGTTTGACAGATCCAAAATCCGGGAGCTGTTGGCCAAATATCTGCCGGCCGAACGCCTGGCCCAGGTCGGCGCCCTGGCCGACGACGAGGAATTCGCCCGCGCCGGGGCCCAGGCCCTGGGCGAGCTGGTCACCGGTGGCCAGCAACGCGAGGCCGACCTGCGAACGCAGATTGAGACCCTGACCCCCGACGCCGAAAACGGCCGGCAGTACCGCGCCGACCTGGTCGACGCCGCAGTGAAGGCGCGCGTGCGCGCCCAGGGCACCGCGTTCGATGCGGAGCAATACCGCGGCGTGCTGGCCAAGGCGGACCTGGCGTTCGTCAAATCTGAGCGGGTCGCCTGGGACAGCCAGGCGGAGCAACTGCTCCGCGGCGGCCCGGGCCAACACCGCACTACCACCACCCAAACCGGGGCCGAGGGCGCCGAAGTGCGCGCTCCTGCCCAGGCATATCAATAGTTAGGAGGCTTGTACTATGGCTGATCCAAGACTCGACGTAAGCGTCGACGGGGTCGACATCGAGACGATGCCGGCCAAAATCGACGGGGTAACCATCACCTACTCCGCCACCGCCGTTGGCGGGTCGGCCGGCGTGGGCCTGGCCGTCAATATGAGCGCCAGCAAAACTATCCAACTCGCCGGCGACGGTGAGCCGGTGATCGGTAAGTTGCTGAAGGTCGAATCGGACGGCATCGCCACCGTCCAAATCGGCGGCGGGATGACCCTGCCTGGCGGCACGGGCGCCACCCTCACCCCCGGCAGCAAAATCATGGGCGACCTGCTCGTGGCTGCCAAAGGCTACATTCAGACGATCACGGCCGACGCGGCCGGGGCCGTGGCCGGGCGTGGCATGATCTACGATGCCACCACCACAACCGCGGTCGAAGTCATTTTTTAGGAGGCTCGTATGGCTCAAGATTTTGTTCTTAATCGCTCGATGTACGCCGACGCCTACAAGCGCGGCGTTACTCTGAGCGCGTTTCTCGAAACGCTCGACCCGTCGAGCAAATACAACGCGGCCGAGCGGGCCCTGGGCGATGCGTTTCAGCGCCAGCTCGCCCGCCTCGACATCCGCACCACGTCTATCCCCGAGGTCGGAATCGGGGCGCACTCCTGGGAACGTTTCTGGGACGACGGTGACGGGCTGGGCAGCGAGCGCTCCGCCCTGGCCCCCGAGTGGCTGAGCCGGCAATATCGCCGCGCTGCCCGCGTCATCCCCGGCGCATCTGGGTCCCTGGCCGAGCGGCGCGTGATGAGCAACCAGCCCCTCAGTGACATCCTGTGGAATATCTCGCAGGACACCGCCATGCGTTACCAGCAAATCGAGCCGAGCGTACTCTCCTACATGGTCGGCCGGACCCGCAGTATCGACTCGGACACATTCCGCGCCTTTTACCTTGACGACACCGCCGCCCAGACCTCGGCGCACATGAAGCGGGTGAGTGAGTACGCCCCGGTACCCGCCATGCGTCTGACTGGCAGCGACCAGGCCATCAAGGTGCACAAATACGGGCGCCGTTTGGAGGCCAGCTACGAGGCCATGCGGCGCATGAGTCTGGACCTGATCGGCTTCGCGGTGCGCTATATTGCCGCCGTGGCCGACAATGATAAATTCCTCCACGCCCTCGACGTATTGGTCAACGGCGACGGCAACAGCGGCACGGCGGCCACCAACACCAACGGCTCGACGCTCGACGCCGGCGCCGGTGGGGCCCTCACCCTGAAGATGTGGTTGGCCTGGGGCATGTTGTGGAAACGCCCCCACCAGGCCAACGTCGTGGTGGCCCAGGACGCCGGTACCCTGGCCCTCCTGCTGCTCAACGCCGGCAGCGCCAACCTGCCCCCCACTGCCCTGGCCAATGCCGCCGGCGCCGTGGGCCAGGTTACCCTGGCGCGGCCGATCTACGGCGGCATGGTGGCCATCAACGACTCGGCGGCCCCCGCCAACAAGCTGGTCGGTTTTGACAACCGCTACACCCTCGAGATGGTCAGCGAGGCCGGCAGTAGCATCGTGGAGACCGACCGGGTTATCAACCAGCAATATGAGGAGGTGGTGATCACGGAAACCCTCGGCTGGGACGTAATGACTCTGGGCCAAAACCGCACACTGGCCTACACCGCATAACACAGGGCGGGGGCAACCCCGCCCTCGGAGGCACTATGACCGAGATCGAGAGCGTAATTGTAAGGCTGAGCCAGGATGAGGCGGCGCGCGGCGGGGTATTCTGGGAGCGCAATCCCCAGCACGCCCTGGTCGACCCGCGCAACGAGGGCGGCGAGGTGTTCATCTCCGGCCGCGATCCGGCCATCGTTGCCAACACCTGGGCCGTGGTGGATGCCATCAAGCGCGGGCGCCTGGATGTGATCCAGGCTGCCCAGCCCCAGGAGCTGGACCCCGCCGACATCCCGGCCACCGATGCGGCCCGGGAGCTGGCTGCCGAGCATGGCATCGACCTGGCCGAGCTGACCGGCAGCGGGCACGACGGGATCATCGTCACCGCCGATGTACAGCGCGAGATCCGCCGGCGACTTGACGGCAAGGCCAGGCCATAATGGCCGACATCCTGACCACGCCCGCCGGCGTGGACAGCGTCCGCCAGGCCCTCGGGGTAACCAGCGCGGTTATCAGCGATGCGCTGATTGCCGGCAACCGGTTTCTGCCGTATGTCGAGGCATCGGTCAAGGAATTGGTCCCCACCTGGTCGGCGATCCTGGCTGCAGGCGGCCTGCCGGCGATCCGTCTCAAGATAGGCACGGCCGATTGGGTCGCTGCCCGGCTTACAGCCCACATGGGGCGCCAGGAGGGCCTGGCTTACCGGGCGGGCAATTACTCACAGAGCGCGTCGGCCACCGACTGGCAGGCGCGCGGGTACGAGCTGATGCGCGACGCCGCCCGCAACCTGGCCGCGCTGAGTACGGCCGGCACCCCTGGCCGGCCGGCGCTACTGGTCACCAGTGGACCCACGCGGAGCGGATCGAACCAACCAGCCACGTTTAGCGAGTGGCTGGACAAAATCCAGCCGGAGATCATCAACTGGCTGGAAGACAACGAAGGAGTCTAATATGGCGCGTATTGCTGCGACCATCCAAGAAACCGCCCCGACGGGCGTTGTCCCCAGCTTCGCCGCGGCCAACGCCGACGGCTACTATATGCAAAACACGGGGCGAGAGGCCCCGTATATCAAAAACGGCAGCGGCGCACCCATCACGGTCACAGCCCAAACCCCCCAGGTTGTGGGCGGCCTGGCCGTAACCGAGCAAATCGTGACGATTGCGGCCGGTTCCGAAAAAATGATGGGACCATTTAAGCCCGCCAGCCTGTACAACCAGGCAGACGGCACGGTCCACCTCGACTTCTCCGCCGTGGCATCCGTCACTATCGCATTTATCCGCATCCCCTGACATGCTGGCCGAGCTGCTGACCCACCGGTGCACCATCAAGCGAGCCCCCCGCCTGGCGGGGGTGCTCAACGAGGCCATCGGTACCCCCGTCCCCATCGCCACCGACGTTCCGTGCCTGTACCAGGCACGCCAGGAGCGCCGGGTGATCGATGACGCGGCCGAGGGGCTGACGGTCACGCGCTACTGGCTGTTTGTCCCCGCCGGCCAGGACATCCGCGCCGGCGACCAGGTTACCGACCTGGCCACGACTGCCGGCGACACAATTGCCGGCACCTATCAGGCCAAGGCGGCCCTCCCCCAGGATATGGCCCTGCCCGGCCTGGTCCTGGCCCACCATGTCGAGATCGAGCTGGAGAGGCTGAGCTAATGGCACGCGGGAGTGTTTCCTACAGGCTGGAGTGGCGCGGGTCGCAGGTTGCGGCTGTGGTCACCGACGCCATATCCGTGGCAATGGCCAAGAGTTTCCTGATCGGGGAACAAGTGGCCAAGGGCGCGTTAGTGCCTGGCCACGGGTACGACACCGGGACCATGCAACGCGGTACCCACGTCGCGGCCAAAGGCTACCCGTGGCCGGCCGACAATGTCGAGCCGGCGCCAGGGAGCCCGGAGCGCGGCGGACACCTGGTGATGCCCACTCAGAGCGGGCCCCAGGGTGTGCTGGCCCTGGAGCTGGGGTGTGGTCAGGAGTATACGATCTACTACCACAGCAACCACGACGATTTTCTGGCGCGTGGCAAGCGCGTGGCCGATGACGCACTCCCCGCCCAAATCCACGCCGAGTTGGCGGCCAGGGGGTACGCGTGATTTCCCTCGAGGAGACCCTGATCGCCTATCTGCAAGCCGACCCGACCCTGTACGACCTGGTTGGGGACCGCATCGCCCCCCGCCATCGCTACGCCGATGCCTGGCCCGCCGGCGCCGTGGCCCTCACCGTAAAACTCAGCGGCGCCCTGCCCGACCTGACCCGCGGGCACCAGGTGAGCAATATCGACCTGCACATCTACGGCCCCACCTCAGAGAGTCATTTGCCGGTCT